CTCATCTCCTACAATTACTTTAGTAGCGTTACCTGTAGCATGATTTACCGTCGATTCAGCTGTTAGATTAGGCATCGTGCCGGTACCGGGTTCACCATCTGTATCATGTGTAATGGCCGTATAATTTTCTAACACATGCTGCCTGTAAGCGGTAAGTTCGTCACTATCCGCGTTCCCACCACCGCCCAGCATTGGTATTACTTTTCCCATAGCCTCACGCTCCTTCCGTCAAAATCTGAAAATCTACTGCCGGCTTCTTATATGCCTTAAAGGTTATTTTCCCATCTGCCACCCCATCCGGATTACACATCAGGTACCCTGCCGCCTTGTTCCAGGCTTTCACCTGTTCTAATGCGGCGTTCGCCGGAGTGTAAACTCCAATTACCTTGATATCATCAGCCACGGTGATCCCCGCAGCGTCTACTGTCTGAGTGAACGGGTAAGAACCGCTCCAACCCGCGGCCGTAAGCTTTAATATCCGGCGGTTCACAATCTTTTTCATAGCCTCGTCTATGATATCCATATTATCGTTGAAATCGTCAGGGGTCAGAAGATCGTTATCCTCCGGCTTTTTCAGACCATAGTTTTGTGTCGTCTGCATTTTCTCATACTCCTTCCATGGTTTTTACTTCTCCCCAGGTCTTCGTTTTGAGATCTCCCCAGGTAAGGCCTTTTACGTTACCCCATACGGTATAGGTATATTCAAAACTGTAAGACAGATGGGCCGGCTTTATATCCTCCAGCATATCAATAAATGCCTGCATGTTCCTGGGAATTCCTTTCACTCCGACAAAACGTACAATGAAATGGTGTTTGGAATTGTCCTCAATCACCCGCACCTCTCCTCCGGAAAACGCTGCAGCTGTATCTCTTATCATCTGCTTCGTCGTCGTACTCTGTCCCCGCAGCTTTGCCATCAGAATCTCCCGGCGCTGCTCATAGGAAAGCGAAAGATTGGTAACAACACCGTACATAGATTCCCACAGCACCAGCCCCCAGGTTGCCGTTGTAATAAAGCACTGGTCAAACAAATCCCTTAGATTATGTTCGAGATATCCAATCTCGTATCCTTCCGTTTCATAAAGGGCGGAAAGCTCCCGCAGCTCTGCCAGGAATGGTGGTACGTATCGGGCCAGGTCCACAAAATATTCTTCCGGTGTATGGCTGTCCTCCGCCTCCCGTGCATACTTTGCTAGACCATATAATGTATTTCCGTACATATGCTCCTCCTAAACGCTTTTTATGTATAGTGGCAGGTCAACGGCCGGTTTCTTGCTGTAACACGTAAATGAAACCGATCCATCGGCGGTTGTTCCGACATCAATCATGCCTAACGCTGCTTTCCATACCTTTACCTGATCAGTAGTAGGACTGCCGGTAATATTCAGCGTCAGCATGACATCCATGGCAGAAGTCAAACCGGAAACAGACACGGTCTGGGTGTAAGGTACCTCCGCGCTCCAGCCGGAAGCAGGAACTGTGATAGCCGCTGAAAACAAGAACTTATTCCATCCGTTTTTTTCTGTATCCGAGGTAAACCGGTGAGTGGCGTCTTGTGTAATCATACTGGCAGGGTGTGCAGAAGGATGAACATAATTATTCGCTCCGGCTGCTACACCATCTAATTTCTTCTTATCCGCTGCCGACATAAGGCCATTGGCTGCCTGCGTGGCCACCGATGTACCAGCTTTTCCATTCCATGTATCCAGTAATGACTGAGTAATCTTATCCAGCACAGTTTTATTCGAATGGGTATGGCTTTGGCTCGCATCCACGTCAGCCTGGGTGATGTAGCCGGCATCATTAGTAAACTGGGATACCTTTGTCGGCATATCGGTGATCTGGCTCTTTGTATGGGTATGCGCCGGCAAGGCTGTGAGCGCGCTGTTCCATTTGTCCACCAGCACCTGGGTGATTCCATCAATAACACTCTTGTTGCTGTGCGCATGCTTTTTACTGTTGGCATCATTCCAATTGGTACGTTCCGCTGTCGTTATATGAAGTACAGCATCTTCTTTATGGGCTATAAAATCAGCGATAGCCTTCATAATCTTTCCAAGTGAAATCGTCAGCTTCTCCCCACTGCTTAAATTTCCCAGGGCCGATGCCTGAGTAAAGGTCGGCGTCTGATCATTGGTCGCTACATTGGGAACACTCCCGAGCCCTACCTGAGCCTTCGTTACTCCATGCGGATTGCTCTTATTGCCGATATGCGTATACGCCGCGTTCCAATTATCAAGCAGCGTCTGGGTGATCTTGTCTATCACTGTTTTATTCCCGTGCTCATGCCGCTTGTTATAAGCATCGCTCCAGTTTGCAAGCAGTGCCTCTGTCAGTTTATCCAGCGTAGACTTATTGCTGTGGGTATGCTTCTTTGCGTTCGTATCATCGTAGGCCGTCTTGTCTTCCTTACTTAACAGGCCGTCCACACTCTGGGTTGCTTTTGGGATCGCGTTGGCCGAGATCGCAATCCACGCTGTTCCACTCCACCTGTAGGTATAGTCTGTATCCTTAACATTGACTGTCCAGCCATCATCTGGCTGCGGATACGTGGTCGCTAAATCCGCGAAGGTAGCGACTGCTTCCTTCCAGTCAATAGCTGTCTCCAACGCAGAGAACTTATTATCCACCTCATTCCGGGTATACTTGTCATCCCAGTTTGGTTTGTTGGTAGAGATTGTGCTGCGTATATCATTCTCAGCGGCGGTTGCCCGGCTGACTTCCGCCGTTATATTTCCCTGCAGCTCCGCTTCCTTCGCTTTCGCTCGGGAAACCTCTGCTGATACAGAGTCGCTATTGGTTTTCTCAGCGGCCTTTGCTCTCGTAACCTCCGCCACCAGATTGTCCGTAAGCGTCTTTTCAGCGCCTTTTGCCCTGGTCACTTCCGCTGTCAAGTTATCGGTCAGGGTCTTTTCCGCAGCCGTAGCCCTTGCCGTTTCCTTTGCAATTTCACCCTTCAAAAAGGACTCTTCTGCCTCTGCCCGGTCTTCCTCCGCATTAACCCCTTCCTGAGTCCTGATTATGTCCTGCTGAAGCAGATTAACGTCTTCTGCCTCAACGGTATCCCCCTCAGTCTCGTAGCTGATATACACGGTCGGAACATCAGCATACAGCCTGATCACCTTTTTCCACGGCATCAGGCTGGGTGTTGACAGGACATAAGACTGGATCCGGTCCCCCGTCAGCTTTGGCCCGGTATAGACGGCCAGTGTGGAAGTATTGACATTATCATGCGCCAGAGGGGCATCATATACGCCATCGATCAATGATATCTCCTCTTCAATCACATATACATTGCCATCCACTTTATTCAGTTTTTCCGTATAAGTACTGATTTCCACTACGGCATCACCTCCAGCATGACTGCTCCGGCCACTGCGATCTCCTCATCTGCCAGGCTGACGTTTGCTGCCTGCCCGTTCAGCCGAAGCTCTGTAAAGTCTTCCACCCCGGCTGTATTCAGCAGCAGATTTCCGACTTTAGCCAGGCTGACATAAGAAACATTAAAGGCGCCCTCCTGTAAAAAGCTTGTAATCTCCCGCAGAAACATTTCCTGGACGCTTCCCAGGTTCACCCCATTCTGCAGCTTGACTCTGGCCGTTACGGTAATTGCTTTTTCTCTGGCAGAAACAACAGAGACGTCGGCACCGATCGGGCGGAGCTCTTCGATATGGTTCTTTACCTGCCCGATCAGTTCCGGCGTTGCTGCCGATCTCTCCGCATCAGCAATCACCACTTTTACAGTACCTGGCCCCAGGGCCAGAGGATAGATCTTAGCGGCCCCTACACCAGCACATTCTATTGTCCAGTTATAGTAATCATAGATATTTCCACTCGTAGAAGGCTTACGGATTTTGGAGAATATTCGCTTGCGTAACGACTCATCGTCTTCCTCATCACTACCAGCCGAAACTATATCCGTAATTTCTGCAATCGTCAGCCCTGCAACATAATCAATCGGAATGACCTGACCGGAATAATGATTACCGATTTCCCCCGGTGTTTCGCATTGCATCGCATAACTGTGCTGGCCTTCTTTTTCACCAATTTTTTCTATTACCCGATATGTAAGCCGAATCGGATCAGTCAATGCCGAAGCGCGGAAGCCCGATGGAATTTCTTGATCAAAATTACCAGTCTTAACTGCATGAGTTGCCGGCTTTCTCTCCAGTCCATATGAAGCCGCTATTCTGTCAAGGCTTTCTCCTCCTGCAGTTTCCACATACACATTTTTCTGCATCCTCTCCATATCCAGATAAATTCCTTCCAGATACCAGCTTTCCGGTCCAAGCGCAGTCTGAATCAAAGATCCTTCCCGTTTATCCAGTGTATCTGGCACCCGCTTCATCTGACGCGCCAGTATATCGGCATATGTTTTATTGTTGAAATCTATCATACTTCTACCTCCGCCGATACCATACCGAATACCGTTTTTACATCAAAGGCACACTTTACAGTAGTCCCTGCTGAAGCTTCCTTAAATGTAAAGTTATCCACAGACAGGATTCTGTTATCCACAGACAGAGATTCTTTCACGCGTCTTTTTATCATACTAATTACGTATTCTGGTGGTTTTCCAATCAGGCTGTTCATTTCATGACCAAAGTTCGGAGAATAAATCTGATAGCGATACCGCTCAACCTGCAGAATAATCTCAATTGCCTGCTTTATCGCCTCAAGCCCGCCACCAGTCTTTTCTATCCTTCCGGATTCTCTATCTATCAAAAAAGTTGTTGATGGATAATCAACCGTCTGTGCCTCATACACATTATAGTTGGCCGTCTCTGGCAATGTAGCCATTTTTCTGTCACCTACACTTTCGCAATCACAATATAATTTTGCCCAGAATTGGCCTTTAGAACCAGTACCTTATCACCCGCAGCCAATCCATGGTTTATAATTATTTTTTCTCCCTGCACGATTACTTCCTGGTAGCGCACATTCTCACTCATGATCGCCACCGGCTCCTTGACTTCCAGCTGCGACGCCTGAATTTTTAATGTCAAAGGAGACGAGGAAATAACCGTAGCATACCCGGCATCTAATAGCCCCATCGCACGCACACAGTTTTGAATCATTATTTGTAGAGAATTTATTATTTCTGACATTGTCTCTCCTCTTATATTGTCAGCAGCGTTGCCTCAACATCCATGGTGTGGTCATCATTTTCAAACTTATGTTTCACCTTTTCTAAAATGAGATAATACCCATTTTTCAATTCCGGAATATCCAGAATCTGAAACGGAGACATCGCACCTGCCCGGAGCCCAACCACACCACCTACTCCACTTACCGATATTGTTTTAAGTACCCTGTCATAATATGCCATCATTATGTTGCCCTGTTGATTTATTTGTGCTTCATTCAGATTCTCATCCACTTTCTTATATAACTGCAAAAGCCCCCATTTTTTTATTGTCTCACTATCTTTAAACAGATAAATATCCGCCTGACCGGTCTCCTTATTTGGACGTGCCAGTTTAACCTGATTGTAAGTATCCGAGTCAATATCCGTTTTGAAGGTATAATCTGTCAAAAGGCTTTCATTTCCAATCACAATATCTGACATCAGATTTTTAGCTTCCCGCAGACTGAGCTTTCCGAAATCATCATAGAAAACAAACGTTTTCCCTGTATTATTCTGGGTAAGCACAAGACCATAATCTATAATATCAAAGCATTCTGTATCCTCTTTGGTTAATGTGGGAATGACATATCCGGTATCCTCCAGCGTTCCCACTGACAGCTGCATGTCTGCGGCTATTTGCTGGATAATCTCTCCCAGCTTCTTCCCCACAAAACTATAGCTTGCGTTGGATTTCAAATACCGCAGCTGATCATACGCTGTTACAGATATTTCTCCATCTCGTGACTGTTTAATAGTAAATACATAACCCTGATATATTTCCTTACCGTCTACGTAAAATTGTATTCTCGCTCCTTCAGTCATATTGTCGGGCTGTCTACGGATGTAAGAAAACTCCAGTTTTCCCGCGCTCCCCGAACGATTGGTTGTGTAGGTAACATCTTTGGCAATGGAAGCGTAGTCATATATTGTATTTTTTGTTGCATTAAAAACCAAAAGTTTAAATTTCATCCCGTCACCTGCAGTTGATCTGCCTTAATCCAGCCGCGGTTCCCGCCAATCAGGACTGGATATGGCCTGGAGGCGTCTGGAATAATCCTTGATACAGTTGTCTGCAGGTTATTTGCATTCCCTGTTGGCTTATCACCGTAACTGCTGCTGAAATATATTCCATTTGCAATAACCGCCGCTCCTACTCTTAATTCAGGCGTTGTCACGGGCCTGTCTTCCTGCGTCTGGATCTCTGCAGGCTGTCCATCTTCAGACTGTGGCAAGGTTACCTTTTTCGGCCCAAAATGGCGGTATTCCTTGAAAGCAATCTTATAGTACACATCACCGGACTCTCCGCCTCTCTCTGTAGTACTGAAAGCTGTAATAACAGCACTAATATTGGTATCATACATTCTTCCCCCGGCGGCATCGCGACGGCTTATCACAAGATCGCAGATTTCTTTATGATTCCGAGCCTCCTCTATCAATTCCACATATTCAGCTGGTTCCCTCCATTCATGTCCTATGATAAATGGGTCGTTCGAGTTTCCCGGAAAGTAGCTTTCCCAGGATACCTCCATCAGTGAGGGTAACCTGGGAACTATTACTTCGCCAATATCCAGGATATTGTAGGTTTTGTGGTTTGTTGGGTAAGCGATGGTATATTCTTTTGGATTCACGGGAAACTCAATGGTATCTCCCCCGATATCTGCGAAAAATTTATATCTGTTTCTCATAATCCCTCCTGCTACGATATTGCAATGGCACTATGCCGGCACAACATTACTGTGGGATGCATTCTGCTGATCCAGTTCGTTTTTAAGAGCATGCAGCATGGCATCAATATCACTTCCTCCGCCGCCATTCACAGTCTGATTGATTGTTGCATTTGTCTGGGGAACGGTAAGATTCACTAAGGCAACATACTGGCGTTCAGATAAGTCGCGAAGTAATTTGAGATTTTCGTCAGCAATATTTACATCCTGCTCAATTTTCCCTACTTTTCCGACTTTTCCCACTGTATCAATATCACCAGTTCCAAAACCCGCCCCAACATTTCCCATTTTATTGGTAAATGAATCCAGACTAAAACTCATGTTGTCCATTTTTTTGCCCAGATTTGCTCCGATTTCGCCTCCCTGGGACGCTGTTGTGGCAGTATCCAGTTTCGCCATGCGCTTAATTTTTACAGCATTCTCTCCAAAGGTATCATCAACCCAATTATTCATCTGTCCACGGAACCCGGATATAGCCCCGGACATGTCCGTGTTTAGAAGTGCATCAATCGCATTGGCCACAGTCTCCACAATACCAAGGATCGTATCAAGCAATCCAAAAAACAAATGTGCAATATTAGCTACTGGATCATTAAAAATATTAGCGAAGAACTCTGCAAAAACAGCAAAAAGATTCCATAAGTCTGCGACCAGATTGTATCCGACTGCATAAATTCCGCCAAATACAGTCCCGATCATCTGACCGATCTGTTCTGCAGTACCTCCTGCCTGCATAAACCCTAATGTCATTGCTGCAAGTAATCCGATCATTAAAACCAGTGGAAGATTCGCCATGACCCAACCGGCCGCCGTTGCGATGCCTGAGGCAACACCGGCAGCACCGACCGCCAACAATGCTATACCCACTCCAATTAAAATCGGATATATATAGTCCCAATTATTAACTACAAAATCAGCTCCGGAAGCCAACAAATCTATAGCCCCCGCAGCAACATCAGAAAGTACTTCAAATCCGGCAATCAGACCTTCCATAATAGCTTGCCCACTGTCGCTGTTCAGCACCTCATTTAATTCTTCCATCACATCGCTCATAGAGTCCGTGGCTGCATTTTTCATAACCGTCCAGGCCTGCCCCCAGGTCATAGGCATTTGCTCAAACTGTTCATTGATTGAGTCCGTGGCGCTCAACATAGCATTCTTGACAATCCCGGCAGTGATCTCACCATCTGAAGCCATCTCGCGTATCTTGCCGATAGGCACATCCAAGTAATCCGCAATCGTCTGTATTACGTTTGGCGCAGCTTCAAATACGGCGTTCAACTCTTCACCACGCAGCACTCCCGAGCCGAGGGCCTGTGTTAGCTGTAAAGAAGCCGAAGCAATTTCCTGTTGGCTGGCTCCGGCAATCACAAACTGCTTATTTAGATTTTCCGCAAACTGCACTACCTCAGCGCTGCTACCAAATGCATCTCCTGCCCTTTGCCCCAGTTTAGCTACCACATCGGCAGTTGCCAGATATGACGTTCTGGCCCTCTGGGCTGATTCATAGATCATCTGGTTCAGCTGGTCCGTCGTCTGCAGCCCGTCATTCATCAGATTTAATCTGGCAGTCGTCTGCGTCATTTCGTCAGAAAGGTTAAGGAGTTCTTTTCCTATTGTAAAGCCAGCAGCGGCAGCTACAATCCGTTTTACAGTTGAGAGCAGTTTATTTGCCGAGTTGTCCGTCTGACGGACTTTCTTGTCATGTTTCTCCTGCTCATCATTCACTTTACTGGTATTGACAGCAATCTGTTTTAGTGTCTCATTGATCTCATTCATTCCCTGGGTCGCCACATAGCGGGAATTATCTCCCATCTCTCGGATAGAAGCATTGATTCGTTCCATCTCAGCCACAGAAGCGCTTCCAACCTGCTTCATGCCGGAGACAATCGCCGCCGTTCCTCCCACTGCAGCCTTTTTCATGGTCTGATCCATATTTCCGGAAGCCTGGCTGATTCGCTCTAATTGGGAAATGATCGCGGCTCCCATCTCCTCCATACTTGTCTGGGCTGTAGAAGCTGCACCTTGCGCTCCTCCACTCACACTGTCTTCCATGTGATCAGCCTTTTGACCGATGTCCTCAAGACGGGCGGCAGTAGCGTTTCCCATGTCAAGGAACCTGGAAAAAGCGGCACTAAACTGGTCTGTTAATATAAAGTTTTCACGTATCTCTCCCATAGTTCCTCCTACTTTTTCGGCCTGCCGCTGATTTCCTTTACAGCCATCTCATACATGAGGATCCTCTCATCTTCTGATAATGCTGCTACTTCACTGGGGAAGCGGCCATGATTGACAAACATATAGTATGCCAGTGACATGTCCCCGTCTTCCCCATTTAAGAGTTTTTTGCTTCTTTATGCTTCTCCGCCGGCGTTTTTAAATCATTGATCTTCATGATCTCTTCTGACAACAGATTGTACTCTCCAATACTCAACATTTTCCCTAGAACGTCTTCCGGATCCATGGTGCCGTAATATTTGCACAGCTCGCTGTCTGCAAGGTCCGGTTCTTTCACGCACTCTTTCATCAGACGCCTTGTATATGCAATATTATCAAGGCTGTCCACGACCACGCCGTTTACTACCGATTCCTTCCTTGAAAGCCTGGACAACTCCTCATTCCGTTCCTGGCTGATCGCCTGGATGACAAAGGGCACCGGCTCCCCGTCTTCTCCTTTAAACCGCTCAGAGATTATAACCTCTTTTGTTTTTCCAACTACCGTGGGCTGTAAAAATGCTTTTAATGCGCTCATAAATATTATTCTCCTATTCTCCCAGCTGAGCCGGGGCATTGAATGCGTTCAAAATTTCTACATTGGTAAAGCTAAACGAGATATCCATGGTCAGGTAATCTGTATCCGCATCAAGCATGGTAATCGGCAGCTTTTGAAGTTTCACATTATATAAAGCTACGGTCTGCTTCCCAACCGTACCTCCTGTATTTTCATTCGTAATCTGGAATGTAAAATACGGTAAATATCCTGTTTTCAAATATGTTTTAAGCATATTTAAAAATTCTGGAGTCCCGTAATAAAGCGTGGCACTGCCAGTAAGTGCAACACCTGTCGTTTTCTTCTGAACCAGATTTGTTCCAACTACCTTAAAATCTGATTCCTGGAATTCCGCGTCTGCCTGAAATTTCTTAAGACCAAACATTTCTATGTTTCGGCCATCAATCGATGCAAATGCTTTACCGGATTTCCCATTTAAAGAATCGCGTTCGAGCAAAAACATAACCTACCTCCTATTCTTCTACCAGGTTAACGGTAATATAAATCTTTTCCACAGCAGCAAGCGGCTGAATTCCCAGTGTTATTACAACCGCATTCAATGCATCTCCAGCGTTCACTGCAACATCATTAGCTGTAAAGTTCTGAATACCTCTATTCGCCTGAATCTCATTCAAATATCCTACAATCCAGGACTTAAGAAGGGCTCTGCCATCATCTGTATTCTGAATTTTTCCAATGTAGTTCAGAGAGAAATTCTTATACACATCATCTGCAATTGTATCGAGAGTGCGAATCACCTGGTTAAGACTAAACATTTCACCTGTATCCACAGTGTACTCAGTCAGAGTATTGATATCAGAAACAACTTTTACACTGCCGAATTCCTCGAAAAATACAATCTGCCCGGCCGAAAGTGCTGTATCGATCTCTGACTTTGTTAAGCGCGGGGACGCATCAACAGCCCCAGGATACTGCGCGTATACCAGTGATTCATTGTATGCTGCCCCTGCTTCGGCCCCTCCGATCCACCAGGTAGCCTGACGGGTTGTAATAATCGTGCCATCACTAAGTACGACTCCATTTTTAACCGATATGACCGCTTCTGAGTTATCTGATACATCTGCCAAAACTGTCTGGCATTTCTTGCCAAAATCGTTACGCATACGTTTTGCAAAGGACGCATAAGCCGTCTGTACCGTTTTATCCGAACCATCATAAATTAATACATTAAATGCCTGTGACTCCAGTGCCGTTAGAAATGCCGAATGCGACGCAGCCGAAACGGATCCGTCACTCCCCCCCGTAAGGAAAGTTCCCGCATTCGCTGTCAGTACTCCTTCCCCCGTGAATGCAACCCAGTCATTTCCCTTCAATGTCGCTGCCGTCTTGGCTTTCTGGCTGTTTCGAATCGTTCCTTCAACAATTGTCTGCACCATAAAACTCCCTTCGGCATCAGGGTCTGCAATCACAGCAACCGAAATATCATTCCCGTGCACACCATTATACTTTGCTGTGACGTTCAGCGATCCGATTGTAGCCGCAGCCTTTGCAGCGCCGTCTGCTTTAGGACGGTACAACAACACTTTAATCGGTCCTGATGTATGATCGCTTCCCTTGAAAATTTCCCTCAAAAACAGGTTTTTATCACTCGCTGTATCATAGCCGGTATACTGCATAAAGTCATCGCCTGCATCAATGCTCATTAGCACACCCTCCGCCCCCCACGAAAGTGGTTCACAGATTGCCACCACACCACGGGCTCCCACATTTACAGGTATCTTTGTATTTGACTTAACGTTAATATATACTCCCGGCTGTTTCTTATTCTGGCTTGTCCAGGTTCCTCCTGCCATCGTTTATTCCTTCCTTTCCGAAAAAGTGATCTAATACTTTCATTGCGTCTTCCATTGTATACTCCGGCTTAATCAGAAGGGCTTTTGCAAAATCCTTCTGATATCCGGAGAACGTTTTACTCTTCAACAGTTCATCCGTCTTGTACAGTGTTTTCGGCATCCTTAACACCTCCCTTGTACTGTTCCATCGAATCAATAATTGGTGAGTTATCCGGGTTCGATACAATTACTTTAAGAGTAAATTGGTAATGCAGTTCCCCATCATCAATCTTCCATTCCCGTTCTGAGGGCCAGAGCTCTGCTGATTCTTCTCCGTTCACGTATGCAATACGTTCCATTACCTCATCCAATTTGTCAGCCACCGCATTCAGCTGGTCATAGGCATCTGGGATATTACGTTTTGTCAAATATACGATGTCTATGCCTATCACCCGCCGGATACGTCGGTCCATTTCGCTTTCCATGCTGGATGGCATGAAGAACACAAAGAAACAGGGCGGATTTGTCCCCTGCTGGTTTGGATTGCTATAGGCCTTTATTCCTGGAAAGTTCTGTTTCAGCATACCAATAATGGAATCTATTAGTTTTTCAAGAGTAAATATCATTTAAAATTCTCCTTTATCCGCTTATCCAGTTCCATGCGGACTATTTTCCGGTAGCGTCCGATTGCCGCCTGTTTCATGTACTTGCCTTTGACATACTTTGTTTTTGTTCCCACTACAATGCCACCTTTTTGATTCAAATCAAAATATATCCCGCCGTTAATCGAATCAATGTGGAGGCCTGGTACATAATGTTCATCCATGTCATGTCCATCATTAACATACGAGGCGTACTGCATATTATTGGCAAGCATTGTACGGGCGCTTGCCGCAGTCATGACCGGCTTTGTAACACTGTCCACAGTCCACGCCTCAGCCATCTCTCCGGTTCTTGTCCCTGTACCTGCAATCGCCGCACCATTCGGTGGCGTCAATTCTGTCGCCCGCTCCACAGCCGCGATCGTTGCCCCTTCCGCTACTTCCTCCATGATCTTTGGAACATTCTGTCCCATTTTCCGAAGCTGCTCAAAACGGTTTCTTGTCGCCTGCCCAAATGACATGGAATTCCTCCTTACTCAATGATCTCATCTGCCACCAGTGCCACTTCCTGATGCTCCAATCCGGAAAGCACACCGCCAACTGGATCATAATAGGGATGGGGCCGGTCGGCAAAATAGCGTTCCGGCTCCCCATGCATTCCCAACATACCGCCACGGATCACATGCAGTTCATCTCCTGCACGGATATCCACAGTCAGGTCGCAGGCAAGCTTATCCACAGATTCGGATACAGCGGCCGTCTGGCACATCTTTGGCCCGCCTTTCTGCTTACTGTAAATTCGGCACGGGATCCGCTCTGCCATCAACTTCCGTTCCTTTTTATCCACATTTCCATGTGTCACATCAACATTTCTGTATATTGTCATGGAATCCGTGTACCAGTTCTCAAACAATGGATTATCAAATAACATAGCTTCCTCCCATCCCAATCATTCGGGCCATGGTCACCAGCTGCTGGCCATACTGGGTTGCATTCCAGCTTCCCCATTTTGCCGTTGCCTCCGTAACTGCTGTATTATCATAACTAATCGTCGTATCTCCCATTGCTGCCTCTCTCACAAGCCCTGTCTGCTGTCCCTTTGCTGCAGCCTGCGCTGCCGATGCGGATCCGTCGGAATAAGTCTTTAAATACAAGGTACAAAAGTGAGCCACATAAAGCCCGGCCGCATACCTCCACATATCACAATAGCGGCTGGGAAGTATGCTGCTGTTTGCGTTGCCTATAAACAATTCCAGCATGGCGGACGGCACAAGGCTTTCTTTTTGTGGAACCTCTTCCTCTTCGGTCGGCATGACTTTTTTTGTAAACTGCGGAAAGTCTGTAAGAAACATTTCTGCTGTATAGATTCCCTTTTCTCCTGGCGCCGGCATGTTGGCCGCCGCCGCAATTACTCCATCAAACTGCTGTCCATACATGCCGGTACCTCCTATTTCTTCGGCTGTTTCCCCTTTTCCGCACTGTCAGCTGCTGGTCTCTGGCTTTCAGTTCCATCAGGCCTCTGGTCATGCTCATTTGCCTTTGCCGACGCACTTTCATCCGCTTCCTCAATCGCCCTGTCTGACTGGCTCTCAGGTGTTGCAATAGATCCGTCACTGATAGCGGCCTGAACCAGCCAGTGTGCAGCCGCCCAATCCGGAATGCTTCCGATAAAGCCGCGGGGAATAATAAGCTTTCCACCTTCCCCGATGATTTCAAAGTTCTTCTTGCTGTTAATAAACATATACCGGCCCTCCTCTAAATCCCATCAACATAACGCATGATATTCTCATAGTACAGTTCCACCTCGGAAAGATTAGCCATGTATGCGGTGTCATAACACACATTCTCAGCATTTGGCTGGGTCATGGCCCTGCTGAGTGGCGCCAGCTCGTCCATTGCAACATAACGATCTTTGTTGATGTAAACGAGCATACGGTCTGTATCTCCGGTTCCGGCTCCCTTGCACCAGGAACAGCCGCCGATATATAAATCACTGCCGTTCGTCTTTGCCACATTATTATCTAGCAGGAACTGAAGAATTGTCTTCTCTGCCAGCTCCGTAACCTTTGTGGTTGCCAGGTAATTAATCTGCTCATATGGCATAATGATATGGTTCGGCACCGCATCACGGTCATACTCAGCCGCCGCCCATACTGCCAGAATCGCATCATTAATATCCTGCAGGATCTGATCCGGGGTCTTGTCTTTAAACTTTGTGGAACTGGAAGCTCCCGTGGCGGCCGCATTGGCAGTTGTCACGTTCGGGTTATTTAAAAGTCCGGTAGAACCATACCTCTTAATTCCCACATAGGTATTTGCGTCCATATGCTTATCATAAGTCATGCGGATACCGTCACGCAGAATACTCTCCAGACTGCGTCCAGTCAGTTTCTCGCGCTGCATATCCACCCACATAATCCGCATACCAACCGAAAAGATATGAGTCTTAAACAACCCTTTGTCAAAGTTCGCCTGTACCATGGGGATCCCATTCGCACCACCCGCGTGCACCGGGCCGTCTTCACTTCCTCCGGTTACGCCATAATCAACATTCATGGCCGATACAAACTCTGCCCAGCCTCCGCCGACGCGGATCGGAAGATCACGGCTGTAAGTAAAACTGGTAAGCGGCTGCCTGATTACATTATCTTTCTTCTCCAGTTCCGACTGTAAAAATGCACCATTATTCGCTATTGCCGCAGCATCCATCGTTCTAAAACGCTGTGACGCCATAGCAGTCGCGGGAGAAGAAGATATCACTCCCCCGTCATAAGTTCCCATATTTTTAAATTCCATATCTGCTTCCTCCTATGCTCTGTTACATGTTAAAATTCTGAGTTCCGCTACACCATTGGCATCTTTTTCACCGCGCCACTGACAGTTTGTAAGCTCTACGGTTTTTCCTGCATCCTCTGTCGCCTCAAATCCTCCCACAATACCTGTTGGAATCGACTCGTTCTTGGCAGTACGTACATACACCTTTCCGCCCAGTTTCGGAGATCCTACATTACACAGTACATTAATACAGCCGCGTTTAAACACACTGACAGCCTCATTCGGCTGGTATTCCCCGGCAGACTGTGACAGATAGGCTGTGGCACTCTTAAACTCCCGGGACGCGATTCCTACAAAATCAACGGCTGTTCTGGAAGCACCGAAGGAAACCACATTACTGTTATTGTCATATACCAGCGGTGTTCCAAATTTAACCGCCGTACTGCCTCCCAGCGGGTGCGTATCTACAATCATATCTGGCTGCCTGGCATAATCGCCAGCATAGCCGTGTGTCATGTTCTTACCTATAACCTGTCCTTTCATTCCTTCGTACCTCCATTCAGTTTGTGTGGGTTCATCGCATCATAGGCTGACTGATACGCTTCCAGATCCATCTCCGGTTTCTGGTCTGCCAGCTGTGCGGCATTTTTCTGAGCCGCCTGCGCGATCTTTGCAATGTCGCTCACCGCGTTTTGATCCGTCATACAGGCTACCAGAGAATCCGTAACGGTTTTCCTCGTAGCTTCGTCCTTAATTCCAGCGATCACTGGTCTCAGCTGTTTCACTACCGCCGCCATAACCGCACGGTCTGCCGCACAGGAAGACTGGTCGAATTCGCCGGCCGGTGTCACTTTGGATTCTCCCTCAGATCCTGATGGCGCTCCGCTTCCCCCTGTTAATTCTTTAATCAGTCCATCAAGAGGATCTGAATCATGCTCTGGAGCTTCGGGTGCATTCTGCTTACCTAAGAGCTGCAGGATCATATCCAGCTTACTGTCCAGACTGGCGGAATCCTGCGTCCCTTCTTTTGGTGTCTCTTCTTTTGCAGAAGCAGTCGGTGGTTCTTTCTCTACCGGATCCTCGTCTAAGGCTGCAGCTGCATCTGCCGCCATCGTTTCCAGTTCTTCCGGTGATGCATCTTTCGCAGCCTTTGCAAATAACTTAAAAAACAAGCTGTTCTTTTTCATTTCTTTCCTTTCCGGCCTTATGGCCTCTGTTTTCTTTTTTGAATCTAAAATCGCAACATTCTTCCCGGCTCTCCCCTGTGTTACCACGGCAATATGGTTTCCCCGGATATCGTGCTGTGAATAGGTTCCATCTCCATTGTCTGTATAGCTGCACTCATAGCCGCAGCTGATCTCCCGCTTGCCCCCTTGTATCGCCCGGATCAGTTCCTCGTCCTGGATATGAAGATCGGCAACCACGCATCCTTCCCACTTCCCGTCTCCCTTCCTGACGTTCTGGGCGTGTCCTCTGGAATACCGGCTGCATGTGTCCGGCGTGAGAAGTTCGGGTGGGTGTTCATCGGTAACCGGTTTGCCTTCAAAGCTGGATAATGCGGCCTCTGAAAAAACCTCATCAGGAGAGCGGAAAACCTTCACCATTTTGGAGCTGCTCCCCTCTGGCATCAGTTCGCTTTCCAGGTAATCCATCTCACCAGTCCGGGCTATGGGCACATTGCGGCAAATTAAAAAGCCCTCAACCGTTTCAATCTGGTTGGGGCTTATGGTATAGCCATAATATGCTAACATCTTTATTTCCTTTCCGTTGCGATATCGCAATAAAAACCCACCTGTCATCAGTGACAAGTGGTATCTACATTCCCGATATGATTTTTTCTGCTTCCTTTTCGCTGATCTGCTCCACGAGATCCATCATACTGTCGTTTCCAATCTTATAAGGTGATCCTGACGCTTCTGATTCATCATACCCCATAATCCTGTCCATCAGGATATTATCATGATCCACGATCCAGCCCTTCCCAGACTTATATAGATATGGAACATAGTCTTCCTCTTTTCCAACCATGTTTAAATCCTTAATCCGATAATATACCGTATTCATTGATTTTTCACCTCTTCAATATATGCTGGGATCTCCATTCCCTGGGACTGCTCCATCATCTTTTTTCTAAGGGCCCTTGCTTTGTCAGATACTGGATCCAGTACACGCCATGCCTCATAATCCTTATGCATCCCATCTTTGATACTGTAACTTTCTGGAGTGTGGAACTGAACTTCAAACCTCTGTCCATCTGGTGTCTTAAATGTACAGTTGATCCCATTGTAAGGATTTCCCTTATTAGTCCAGAAATTTTTCACCTTTACCGATTCATATCCCTTCTCCAGCATTGCCCTTGTAATCTCCTGATAGGATCCCGCCAGAGATGTGGGATGATCTATATAAGTATAGCGGATTACATCCCCCGTCGAACTGATCGTTTCCCGTATTTTTTCAGCCTCCAGACTGTTTCCACTGTCTGCATTAACTTTTCGAAGAAACGATTCTTTCGTTTTCAGTCGGTGCTCCAGTCCGGCCATCTTCACGCCGGTCTTCTCTGATATCGCTTTCAGGTCTCCTGTTATTGCCGGCTCCTTTGCGATAATCCGGTTATACGCGTTTGTTTTCCGGTACAGAGCCTGTGTCTGCTTCCACTTCCCAGTTTCATTATACTTCATATCCCGAAACTTTTCAAAGGTTTTAGGCACGTCTTCCCCGCACACCTCCCGATAGCGTTCATACTGTTTGTAGTCACTGAGCAATTGCTGCCGATTCTTTACCTTTTCTTTGTATGCAGCAATCTGCTTTTTGGTTCGCGGATCTACCGTAATCGGGTTCTTCTCAAAACTAGAGAAATCCTTGTCCTTCTGAATCTGTTTCTCTGTCTTTCCAATCGTCGTGTACTTAACCAAGGCATGAAGACAGTTCGGATGAATATTTAAGTAGGTGTTCGTCAGATCATCAGTTCCGGCCGGATCAATCTTCCCAAATGCCTTTGTCAAAGGTGGGTAATCCGGATCAGTTCCTGATCGGCTGTACACCCGGCCTTCTAATGGAGCGCAGATCGGACAGGTAGTTCCGATCTTTACAATCTTATACAGATCATGATCCGGATCCGCTGTCAGAATTGCCGCCACCTCTGCCTGTCTGACTGTTGTCCTGGTCGCCATGTTACAGTAATCCTGCAGGGACCACTTACGTCCTGCCTTATCAACAAAGGCTGTGATGCCCTCCTGCTGAAGCTGACCCGCCATGGTCTTCGCAGCTTTCCCCGGTCCATAACCGGCAGCCTTTTCCTCAGCTACGCTTTTCATGGCCGCTTCTCTTAGGCTCCCTGCTTCTCTCCGGCCAACCTGAAAACCTTCCTCGATGCTCTTCTGTGCGGTTTCGGCAGCCTCTATAATATCGCCTAACAGATTATTGGCAAGCTGCTCCACTACACTGGTCTGCGTGATCGTCAGTCCTGCGGCATTGGCGTATCCCCTGGCAGCCGCATCGGAATGATAGAAAACCTTCTCAATCATAGCCGGTACATAGTCCCAGCTTTCGTCCACCATGTCCTGCAGTATCTTCTGAGTGCGCTTAAGCGCTGCCACCTCGGCATACTCAACATATCCCTGGGCACGTTTCCGTCTTATTTCCGCCAGGAGTCTCTGCTCTGTCCGCAGAAACAGCATGCGGAGAAAGGCTGCCCTGTCTTTATCGTCCGGAGGTCTGATAAGATTTGGCATCACTCATCCTCCTCTGCGAAGCCGGCTCCCGGAAGACTTAACAGCCCTGCCATTGGATCCCGCATTGCCTTGTAGTCAGAATAGGTCTTCCCCTTACCTGCTTCAATATCCTCATCCGTAATGGAATTAAACATACCGGTTTCATCTGACAGTCCCTTAAGTTCTTTCTTAGCCACAGATGCATCAACCAGATCGCTCTGGTACGCCGCGAGTATCGACTGTGTCTTCTTATCTACAATATCTGCCAGTTCGCTGGAGTTCGGTGTCTGTAACGGCGGGAAGTCTATGTCCAGATCATCAGGAACCACGCCCCAGGCCGACAGCACCATAATGGGAAGAAGACGTTCCATAATTGGCCGCAGTTGATTCTCCCTCAGTCCGTCTATGTAATCGTAGTAGTTGTTCATGTCACTTTCCCCCGTCGCATTCATTCCAGCAGGAGACCGCCCGAACAACTTTGTGACCGGAGTCTTTGCAGCTCCTGCCACGTCCATCATTACCCGGTCGTATACATCCGGAAGGCCGGTGAATGTGTACTGTGTGTTATGCATCACATCGCCCTTATTAACAAGCCGTGTGCCGAAGTTACTCTCGATCACACTCTGCGCTTGAAGTGTCTGCCAGAACCGGCGCTGAGCCTCTGCATTGCTGGTAGCAAGCATCTGATCCAAACTGTCTGTTTCCATGTAATTGACATTTGCCCTGAAGGTGAGCGATGCAATATTGGCTGATACATTGTCACGCTTGACCAATTCGCTGTATATAGCTTCCAGTTCCGATTCTCCCCAGTAATTTTCAGCGACCTTCTCATTGTACGGCAGCTCCCTTCCAGGGAACCGCAGGATCCGGCTGTGGTGTACTCTTGAGATCAGCGTGCCGCTCTCCTCGTCCCTGACTGTGTAATACTCCGGTAATCCAAAATCCGGATCCGCCGGGTCCGTGATCTGCCCCAGTTCTGGATAGATACCGCTCCACCGGTCTAAGATCATAAGCCCCAGAAAACAGCCGGGAAGTATCAGGCCATGATCAAGCGGCTGTGACAAGTCTTCCTGCCCGCGTATCATAATGATGCCGGCAGCTCCGCCATATAATCGCCCCCAGTACATGCCTTCTAATAGAGACTTGCGCAGATGTACCTTGCGCTCCAGACGCTGCAGTGCATCCACATATTCAGGAGCCACATTACACTTAAGTGTGTACCATTTCCGCACCATATCTCCCGGTATTGTCTCGATAATATTCTGCACGATCCAATTCTCACGATACAGGCTTGTGAGCAGCTGGTAGTTTTGTGTCATACGGGTAAGCGGATACTGCGTGGCCTGTAACAGATCCTGTGTCCCGAATCCCAGTCTTGCTATAGGGTTTGAAAAAGCGTCCATCGTAGTAATAGGCGCCTGCTTTGTATCTGCCCTCACGCGGCGGGTATTTTTTCGTTTTGACATATCCTTCTCCTTTATTTGAATGCAAGGTATATAACACCCATAAGAATTCCAAGCAGGCTGTAAATCACTACAACGTTCTGATCACTTCTTAATCCTCTTGATATCTTATGCAGGCAAAAGCTAATTTCGATGCTAACGCATATCTTGAATAGCATATTAGCAATTACTAATATCCATGAAAGAATCTCAATCATTATAATCCTCTCCTCCATTCCGGTAGTTTTGTCATGCAGTAGTATCTGAGAGCGTCCGGCCCGTGATCCAACTGCTTCACTGGCTTTTCTTCTCCGCGCTCTGCCGCCTTGTCGTCCCAGACATATGACCGCAGTTCCGTAATAAGTCCGGTACACTGCTCGTGGATCCGGATCTTTCCCGATTGAAACAGCGACGCTACCACACGGATCCCGTCCAGCACCTCGTTATCGGCCGGCTTGACAATGTATCCACGGCCCCGTAACTCTGTAATAAAACTGGCTGCCGACGGATCCGCCACAACATCACACTGAAAATCAGGGTTGTCGCCCATAAAGTCTGCCAGATCATCACCATACTGCTTATCTGTCTTCTGTATCTTCTCGATCCGGCTGTCCCATCGATATTCCCGGTCAACCCAGATAATATCTCCATCATCGTAAACATCAAGGTATACACATGGATTTGTTGTTCCGTAATCCAGTGTGATGGTGCGGACGCTTAAATACTCCAGTCCCTTTGGTCGAAACTCATCACTGTAAATATTGGCCTTAGTGAACATGGTGTATATCAGGCCTTCTGCCACTGCCCATAAGCCCTTAATATATCGTAAAAAAAAGACACCGGCATACATGCTCCGGTATCTTGCTTTGATCTCTTCATCAAGAGACAGATTATCGTCCATCTCAAAATGCAGATACAGAAGGTTCTTGACCTCCTGATCCTTCTTTTGCAGTTCTCGCGCCTTCTGCTCCCCAATGTATCCAACTGCCCTGTCGATCCACCCAATCTTAAACCAATGCATAGGCCCCGCCGGATTGCAGTTAAACCAGAACTTACTCCCCGTTACCGAGCAACGGCCCGTAGCCTGGTTAACAAAACTCTCAGGCATTAATGCAACCTCATCGAAGAATGCACCGGCTGCAGTAATACCCTGCACCAGCTCCTGGGATCCTTCGTCTTTACCTCCAAAAATGTAGAAGTAATTTGTAATACCTTTACGTGAAACCTCCAACATATTAGGGGTCTCACCGGATATATGATGGATACAGTGATATCCACGGCTCCGGAGCATTGTCTTTAAGTTGGTAAGTACATTACGCTGGAAGGAGCTGATCGTCTTCCCAGCCATAATAAAGTTCTGTCCATCAAACGTTGACATCGCCCAGAATACATAGGCCAGTGACATAGCGACCGTCTTACCCGACCGAATGGCTCCGTCTGCAATGATGCCGTCCATCTGGCGTACTGGAGATGTCTCTGTCCACCAATTCAAGACCATTCGCTGTTTTTTCGAAAATGGCCTGAACTTAAATATCGGTCTCTTCTTCCGGCTCATATGTGCCTCCATCTTTCCAGTCTTCCTCAGCAGATCCTTTCAGCGCCTCCATAAATCCATCATCTTCCTGATCGTCTTCTTCGTCCACTCCCATTTTAGCTTTTTGGGCCGCCATGCGCAGATTTTGCTCTTCCAGATCAACAGCTGACTTATCCGTCTGACCGACCGTAGCTTTAATTGCATTAAATGCATTCACATCACCACGAAGGGCCTTTTCAATCATAGCCATGGTGATGAGTTCTTCATACGTGCTTTCTCCCCCATCAGCGCGCAATATATCAGACAAGCCTTCGACTTCTGCCTGCATAGTCAAAAGCCTGTTCATGGTATCTCTCATAGCGGCTTTCCGCCGTCTGGACTCTCCTGAAGCCTTACCGCCTTTTGATCCATATTCTCTTGCTTCGTCCTTGCTTCGTTTACTGAATGGTATTAAGTTTTCATAACCATGCGCCATCACCTCACCTTCCTATCTGGCTATTTTTTGTAAAAGAAAAGCACCCATCGCTGAGTGCCTTACATTGTTTATAGTGCCTCTACAGGCCCGATATGTGTTATAAGTGGAACATCACGGAATCGAACCGGAACCCAGGGCGCGACCCTGTCCATCTGCCATTGATGGTATGCTCCACATAATACCGGATCGCCTCCGATATTGCCCTTATTGATTTTGAAAGGTCTGTTAAGGGAGAACTTTTAGACCTTGCCGAAAAAGCGTGTCAGGGTTGTGTTTTATTGATACACTTTTTACAGTACTATTATAGCACACTTGACAAAATAAGTCTTGCGGTTAGTTGCTGACTTTTAAAAATCTTTCTTCAAATTCTTGCAGTGCTTCCCCATGAAGGTGACATGTCCAGTAATATGACTTATCAAGATCTCCCGCGATCGTCTCTAATGACTGATACTGCACATATTTTCTGAACAGTATATCCACATACTCCACCTTTGAAAGCTGCTGTATCTGCCCGATCCGTTCATGTCTCATATCGTGCCACTGGTCTATCTCGTCGTTAATCTCTCGCTGCATGTCAGTTATCCGGTCTGATATCCGAGTAAAACCCGATCCATCAGGCGAAGTCTGAACCCGTTCCGCAGAATAATCCGTACCGCCTACATATGTACGGCTTCCCTTAAGGGTCTCATACTCGATCTGTTTCTGGTCGATGGCCACATCTATTTTTTTGATTTCTTTCAAATACTCCTTAGCTGTCATTCCCTATCCTTCCCTTCTTCTATCCAAAAGTTTTGACCGCCGAAACAGTTGTGATGTCACAACTATGTCCCGCCTTTCCTCTCCTCTTTCTCATACCTCTCCTTCAAGATCTGAATCATATCACTTATCATGTGACTACAGATATCACAATGGTACTTCTTGATCAGCTCCCGGCCTTCTTCTACAATTTCATCCCATTCCGGTGATTGTCTGGTAAGCAGCACGTTCTTCCACTTGTTCCAGAAGACGTTATACGTTTGCCAGAATATTTCTTTCATCTGTTCATTGTTCATAATTCACCTCAGTCAAACGGCAGCTGTTCATCAAGCGGCACGCTCTCAAAATCATTCCTGATATATTCTCCAATCTTCTCAGTCCATGTATACGTTTTTGTCTCTCCCGGACTGTTTCTCAACCGCTTCGTGCTCTGCTCAAAATACAACGGGACAAATTCGTCCTGGACGCCGCCATCACGATCCTTACAAATTTCTATGACATTGCTGCACTGGTACAGGGGATCATCTGCTTTCCACTTAAACATTTCCTTCGATAGCCTTTTAAAGTCCTCATTCACCCGGTGAAGAATAAATGCATTATCAACACGGTTCACAATATCATTGCTTCCTGACACATCGTCCAGGCGCAGGAAACCGGTTGACTTTCTGGGATGGGCTACAAAGAGAATATGTATATTCGCCTGCTTCGCATAGTCCTCCAGGCTCTCCACAAAATGGCTCTGCTGTTGGTACTTGTCCGATCCCATCTCCATAAGGTTTAATGCCATCATATTATCCAATATTACCAGATCGACCTTGTGCTCCGTTACACACTTCCTGATCTGGGTCATAATCGACCCAAAGTTATTCCCATAGTAGTTGTTATAAACCCAAACCTTTTCATCAAGCCATTTGGATATGATCTCATCATACGGACTTCTAACAACGTAATAGTAATCATACTGTGTCTGGCTCACATACTGCTTTCCGGCCGCCTGCAAGAGCAGCCATTTTAAAAGATTCTTCGGCTTTAACTCTCCGCTGAATAGTGCTGTCCGGTATCCCTGCTCTGCGGCCTCGATCGTAAGCTGAGATATAACACTGCTTTTTCCGGCTGCCCGCAGGCCACTGAGACAACTCACAAATCCTTTTTTCAAACCGCGCATCTTTTCATCTATCGTATCGATCCCGGTTTTGATAAATTCCTCTGGCGGTTCTTCAAGAAGCCGGATCTGTTCTGTTGTAAAAAACACCGGCTGCCCTTCTACGATCTTAACCTCTTCCTTTTTCTCAACCACATAATTCGGATTTCGATAATTGGGATGGCGCTGATCCGGAACGTACTGCCGGTCATAGGCATCTGGCTCATAAAGTCTTCTGACGTCCTGCCATGTCTTATCGGAACACGAATTATGAAAGCAGTGAAATCCTATAGCTCCGTTGGCCGCCTTAAAAATACAGGCATCTTTCCCAGTATGGTTATCATCAAATGGACACTTTTCCAGTATATACTTTGTCCCGCTGCCATAGCTGGCCTTCGTGTATCTCAGCCCGTAATGATCGAGCCATTCATCGAGATCGAACTGGCGCGGGTTATAGTTGTTATACCGCTGCGGTTTCTCCGGTTCCGGCAGGTATCCAGCCAGTTTTACCAGAAGCATCTTCTTATTCTGGACCGGCTTCTCTGGAGACCGGATGATATAGCTGGGCCGGTGCGGCCGTTCGGGAGTGTTTGCGCCTTTCTGAGCCACAGTCCCGTACAGCTTGCATACTCTGGCCGGATTAAAATTCGCCGTATCGATCTTTACGGCATCATCAGAAAAGAACATATCGAGTACCGTCAAACAGTTTTTCATCAGTGCTTTATTTTCATCATTTGTTGACAGAGCTACGCTGTATAAAAGATGTATGCCGTTCCCGCTGAATCCCACAAGCGGCTCCTCGAACCCTGTCTTTTTCATATAGGCATAGACTTCATTTGCCTTCAGCTTCGCCTTTTTAATCTGTTCATTGCTTGCCGATGTTCCCGCAGCTCTCACCGGGTCAATATCCACCATTAACCAGTCATATAAAGTAATATCGGTATCTGAGGTAGTCGGCTTCCCATTCTGGATAAACTGGTCTCTCTGCTGTCTGGAATAACATTCGTCTTTTATGCTGTTTAACGTGATGTACACGTTACAGGTTGCTGCAAGGTTCAGTCGTTTCAGTTCATTTATGAGAGTATCAGCAGTTGTGAAGTACCCGGTTGCATTTCCTCTGCCGGATATCACCCTAACCTCGAACAATGCATTTCCTGGCTTCATAACTGTAATGGCTTTTCTTACTTCTGTTTCGTTAAAATTCATTCAAGTTCCCTTCCATCCGCTGTTATTAAAAGTTTCGGCTGCATCTGTATAAAACCAATACCATTACTCCAGACGCCCAGTTTCTTTAAAACTTCCTCGTCCTGTCTGCTTAGCCGGAAGAAATTGTTGTAGAGTCGCTCAAATTCCTTCATACACAAAACCACTCTCTCACTGCTTTCAAGCATTTCGCGGACATACTCTTCCGTGAGTGTCTGAACGGCATATTGCGCAGGCGCATTTAATTCCTCAAACGATGCATTCTTTAACAATTTCTGCCATTCAATGGACCAGTCTGGTACTACTATCTTCCGGCTGATATTTCGGATATCGGCAATCGCAGGCGGGTACGGACTTTCCCGTATGTATGCTGAAACCGCTGCTGAAGCTACCGCGTAATCTAAGTCCTTCAGCATTTCATACCATGTCCTGATGCCTTCGTCATTTTCAAATGCCTTTAACGCCGGGAACGCTGCTTTCAGTGTTATTGCTATATTTTTAAATTCCTCGTATTTCATTTTTGATCTCCTCCAATTTTTTCTTCCAGTTTATTCAGCCTGTCCGCCGTATCATATAAATCATTGCCTGTCTTTCCCTGTCCTCTGCGGTTCTGGGTATAAAGCGTCTCAAATTTCTCGCGGAATTTCTTTGTACTACGGATATTCGTTTTCCAAAAGCTGTCGTGCGTTGCAAAATACAGGGTCTGTTTTATTTCACTCTCACTTAAATGATCCAGCCGTTTCATTTTCTCAATCTCAGAGGCCCACTTTCTTTTCTTCTCCAGCGTGTCAGGGACCTTTGCTTTCGGAAAAGTTTCAAGGCATGATGCAATCAGATATTCTACGCATTGCATTTCAAAACTGTCAAAATCATAGTTATTAGAGAACGGAGAAGTTGACCCGCCAGGGGCAACGACTACTTCTTTCTCTATCTCTAACTCTTTCTCTTTCTCTAACTCTTTCTCTTGTCGGACAACGTCCACTCCAGGAAGGACATTGTCCGCACCTTGTCCTATTTTAGCCCTGTAATTCCTCTTTTTTTCCGCCCATTTTGTCTCACTTCCGGTCATATTTTCAACTTCGACCATGAATATAGTTTTATCATCCATGATCTCTATCATCTGCAGATTTGTAAAAACTCCAATAGCTGCCCTGACGATATCTATATTGGTATTAGTGATGGTGGAAAGCATATTTTCATCATATGGAATAGCATCAGAAAACCGCAGCATACCGTCATGGGATACGCTTTCGACAAGTAATTTTAAGTAAAACAGGATATAATCTTTCCCGTTTGGCATGGCCTCTATAATCCTGATATCATGCCTTTTAAAGAAATTCTTATCCAGCTTTAACCAATAATATTTCTTCTCCTGTTCTGCCATAGTGTCACTCCTGCAAGCCAAATAATCCGTCATCACCGTACATTACATTTTGTAAGTGGTGATCCCCGTCATGTTCTCCACATACTCTGCACGCAAAGCTCCCTGACGAATTCATAAAATAGTATCTTCCGCATGCAGCACACTCACACAGCCATGCGTCCGGTCCACTAAAGCGCTTACCTTCTTCAAGTATGCTAAATTTCCCCTGTGCGCCACCGAGAATAATCGTTTTACCCGAGTCATTTGCCAGTTTCTGTATATTTATATATTTTCTCCCCGGGCGTCCCAGATCAGCAAGCATGTAGGCGTCCTGATCAGGAAGGTAAAAATCTGCTGCCTCATCAACCATACCGTCTCTCCCGCTCTCCGGGCAGTATACCCACGCCATATTATTATCTTCAAAAAACTTAGCCCACAGATAGCAGGTAAGATAATACATTCCATAAGTTTGTAACTGTAAAATTTTCTCTAACTTTTGAGGGTTCATAAATCTCCTTTCCGGAGGCGGCTACTCACCGCCCCCTACAGCATACCAATGGCATATAACGTCGTGACACATTAGTCCTTTGGCATAAACATAAATGAGTAACTATGTAAAAGGTCTTTGCCTGTTACATCATGATTAATGGTTGTAAATCCGAACCATTGAATAAGCTTCTAAAAAGCCGTTACAGCGCCTGTATTCCATGATTCTGTGCGTTTTATACGCCTTATGCATGGGATTTTCCGTACAGTACATCAAAAGGGCGTAGCGGCCCCTGTAGCGGTTTCTGGCAATTGCGACATGCCAGTACCGTCTTTCACGGCGGTGCCTGTTAAAGAGGATCAATTTCTTCACTTAATCACCTGGCCTTCTGTTTATGGTCGTTCAGCAGATCCCCTTTCACCTCGTAATAAGCGTAGCGGCTGCTCTGTCGGACGGGCTTGTCCACGTCTACATACTTTTTAAGCTTGTAGGCATACACTCCCACTTCGCGGATTTTTACCTTAAACCTCGTCCAGGTCTCGCCATCCCGGATAAATATTTTTGTCTCCATTAAACTCACCTTCTTTCACAAGAATATTAATATTATTTACATCATTATGAATATACTTTTATATTACCTTGTACTATGATATATTGCTTATATTACAAGGAGGTAACTTATATGAACTTTAAATTCTTATTACTCGCAACTTTATGCACTATTGTGCTATCAGCTTGTGGAACTCAATCTCCGTCTAACACAAATTTAGATTCATCTTCCGATCCCGAAACAACAACAGAGTCAAACAATTCGAACGGTACAGAAGCATCAACTTTCTCACAAGCAACCACAAAAACGTCCGTTTCTGAAACTGTATTTGAAAAAAATGATAAAAACACAGTTGATTTTAAAACGCTTATGGAATTAATAGGAAAATCTGACTCTAATGTAGTTTCTGTACTTGGTGAAGGCGATCCTTTAACCAACGATGATTCTGTACTATTAAATCGTGATTATACGTTATCGTTGTTCAATGAAGATGTTTCTGTTTCGTTAGCTTTCAATTTGTATCAACATAAAGCTAACTTATTAGACCAATGTACTATCTATCTAACTAAACCCGATTTAGATGGCTATAAAAAAATTCTGGTAGGTTTACTCGGCACCCCCTCCGAAACATATGAGAAATCATATTTTTTTGAAACCAGCACTGCTACTGTTTTGCTCGCAGATCCCTTTGATGATGTTCCTTATATTGAAATTTCTCCAAACAAAATTGATTAGTTCAAAAACCATAGGCGGCCTACTGTTACAGAAGGCTGCTGTTTTCTATTCTCTAAAAAAGCCTGAAACATTAATTTCTTTTGCCAAAATAAACGCCGTACGCGCCACATTTCTCAGATTATCTGTAATCAATGCCTTGTTGGGATTTCGATGCGATCGCGTATATACACACCATGCATCGAAATCCTCGTCATAATCCGGCTCTTTTTCCTTGTACAGTTCCGCATATTCAACCTCTTCCCGCGCCACTGCCAAACACAGTTCCATATATTTAATCTTCTGACCGTTATTCATCTTGCTTCTCCTTCTCTCACTAATATACTTCTCTTTCGAGCCATTCCAGGGTATCTACTGCCTTATCCGTCCGATATGTTACAACGTCCAGATCGTCCCGATATAGTTTTGCATCTACCCGGACCAGAAAGCACGCAAGTTCCTCGTCTGTCATCGTTCTAATGCGATCCGCATTTTTCATGGTTTTCCTCCTTCTGGAAAGCTTCATGCTATTTCCACGGCATATATTTACGTAAATCCGGCGGTATCTGAATCACTGTCACCAGAGTGCTTTCTGCGAATATATAAGCCTTGTCTCCATAGAGACGGATATTATCAGCCGTCCTGTTGTAGAAATACAGGCTCGTTACCCATTTATTCAGCCGCCCTCTGGTGTCTGAATGCCTTATACCGTCCGTAAACGCTTTATCTGCCATACGCTGAGCAGACCGCTTATTTAGTCCACAGTGCTCCTTTAAACGCCTTACCGCGTGCTTTGATACGGTTACCATTCAACCTTACCGCCTCCCGTCTGCTTCCTTAAGGATCTCTTTCAGATCACTGATGCAAAGCCGAATCTCCCGTGTCTTATCGACGCCAAGTTCGACATAGTTATCGTCCAATGCGCTCTCCAGATTATTTACGATGTCCATAAGAGTAATCCCCGGATCGTGTTTCTTAAAAAGGATCCCCTCCTCAGTGGCACATACTTCCAGTGGAGTACCTTCCTGTAACCCCATACTCTTCCTCATGTCACGCGGCACTACTACGCGCCCCAGATCGTCAATTCTTCTTATAACTCCAGCAGCTTTCATGCTTCGGCCTCCTCCTTAATCTTTCCCGATCCCATCAGATACCCGAGATAGAACACGTACTTCATGCCAGTGTTCACCAGGCATTCATGCATATCGCGGTCCCTGTCAGCCTCCCGGCCAGCATCGTTTATACAGGATACAAGGTAATCGTCCATCGGATCCGGTATTTCGTCGTCTACGATTGCATTCATTTCCGCTTTAATTACTGGAAGAATTTTCTTTGCCTTCTCCTGCGCCTTCTCTGCCTCTCTCTTTTTCATGCGGTCTTTATGAGCCTCTGTCAGTATGTGCCATACGTTCCAGCCATACGCTTCATAGACATATTCCACATCATCAGCTATTGGACAATCCATATCGCCGATATACCATGTTTGCCAGGAAGCAATATCTACAAACTTTTTTACATCGTTTTCCGGTACCGTTCTATTCACATACAAAATCTGCCATTTTGCATCGAACATCACAACAAAATCCCACTGCTCTGTATGATATTTGTGGTTAAGCAGCCAATACAGGACCGGAGGCAGTTGCGCCGGCGCAATTATTTTAACTTCGATATCTTTCAACATAGCACTTCTCCTATTCTCTGATCGTCTCGTAACAGTTCTTCCGGCCGTTGTATTTCACGGCAACCGGTGAACCGCAGTTAATGCAGTTTACGTCAAATACCTCCTCTTTGAGGTTCGTCATGTAGCGCGTATAAAGCCCGCATTCGCAGTATATACGCATTACCTTAAGTGGCTCCGTAAAGAAGGTTCTCGCCCCACAGTGGGGACATATGGAGCCGTTAATCCTATCTCTGGTGCAGAAAGCATGAACCTCTCCACACTTCCTGCACTTTATGTATAAGAATCCTTTATAGCCCTTGGGTTCTGCTGCCGCTGGCTTCAAAATCTTACTTTCCATCGGTGCCACCCTCCTCGCTCTGTTGCGATCTCGCAATGGCCTCTTCTTCGTCCTGAAGGAGCAACTCCGCCGTGCCCCGATCACAACCCAGATCGTCCATCAGGTCATATAATTTAAGTTCGCGGGCCACATCGTCGCAGGATACTTCTGCCTCTGCCAGCTGCTTCCGAAGCTCCCGTAACTCCTCCTGAGCTCTGTCATAGCTTTCTACCATGCGGTTATATCTCTCTTCCGGAATCATAATCATCTGCATACTTCTGCCTCCTTTTCAAATCTTCTATTCCACTGATCTACTGCTTTATTAATACATTCTTCCAATGTCACAAATCTGGACGGAATATTTGTAAACGCGACCGTCTTACCTTCTACAAAACAATTTGATACACAGTGGCAACTTTTACAGGTTACGCGGGCCGCCTTCATACCAAATACATTATCCTGAACCTTTAATTCCGCTTCTCCTCCGCAGAATGGGCATTCTCTTAACCCAATCATTTTCTGCATTCTGCTGCCTCCTTCTGCTCATTCAATACTTTGGTAACCCACTGCACTTCCTCTTTGTTCCACGTGCACGCCTGTTTCATAAAGTCGAGAAGATAAGGTTTTTCCCTCAACTTACGGATTATTTCCTCTCGCGCTTGGTACTCCTGGTGCTCTCTTTCTTTTCTTTTATTTTCGTCATGCCACCGCCAGTACGCCATTGGTTCATCACAAAACACCTTTAAATCATAGTTAAACAGATACTCTGCCTTAACACCAAATAATCCTGCCAATCCCAGCGCTTCTGAACATGAAATTTCACAATCACCTTTCATTTTCGCCCACACCTCCGGATCATCTTCCCTGCGGTGCTCTCCCAGCCCCATGTGCTCAGCAAGCGTGCAGATACTGTACCCGCTGTTTATGAGTTCTGCCATCAGGTTCGGATAAGGATATTCCCGAAGTTCCTCTATTGATAAGTTCTTATAAATCATATGGCCGCCCTCGCTTTCTCCTGTTTCTTCTGGATTATCAAATCAATCAGGGTGTTGATAAAAATAATTGCCAGTTTGGGACGCTTAAAAGAGGTTAAGTCTTTCATTACCTCTTCCCGATACTCCTGAATATCTTTAATACTCATCGTTCCCAGCTCATGAATCAGCTCCATGACCAGATTATCAATTTCATTGCCTGTATCCATAAAATTCACCTTCCATTTCTGGCCCAGAGGTGCTATACTGCAATTGGGTAATTGTGTATAGCCTCCGGGCCGTACTGTCCTTAGCTAATTTGCGGTTAGCTGAGGACTTTTTTATGCTCCATAGCTTCTATATTCGATTCAAACAGATAATCTTACGATTCCTGTGCTGCCCTCCGTTCGTACCTTTCATAAAATTCGTTTTGAGGTCCTTGATTGTTGCAGTAAATATATAAATCTCCAATTACATTCTGCCACTGAAGAAGCATAAAGGTTAGATCCCAGTTCTGATAATCCCACATCAGGCACGCAACGTCCTGGGCATCTCCTATAGGCTTGTCCTCTGGGTACTTTTTCAAACTCTTCATAGTATAGAAATAATCCTTACTGCCCCATCTTTCACCATCGAATTCTTTTTCAATTGGGTACATATGCACTAATTGCTTAGGAGTTAAACGTCCGATTGTCTCCATGACCGTTTTAATTTCCGCATATCGTTTCTCGATCTCCAAACACGATTTTGTTCCGCAATGATTAACCTCTGCCCTGTTTTCTTTTCCATAGGTCCTCACCGCCATGTAGACGTATTTAATTAGATCATCGCCGCAGAGCTTCTCTATTCCTTCATTGCCTCCATGGGTTTTTAAAAACCTTCTCAGAGCCTTTCCATAACGTCCACCGCCCTCACTGTCGGACGTATCGCTATCACCTGACCAATCTTTCCACGCTTCCTTAATAAGCGGCACCAAAAGCCTCACAGGGCCGCGGAACGCCATAAGTATCTGACTTACATATGCGATTCTTTTCACCGTTCTATACAGCCGGAATGGAATCCTGCGGTATTTAAGTTCTGCTTTTAACAGAGCTTTGGCACCTGCTTCGTCTTCTGTTTTGATTTTACATCCTAAAACTTTCAAATCTCCTGCCTTTAAATCTTTTGTGTTTGCTTTTCTCAGCAAATACAACGTATTGTTGATGATGGTATTCCAAGTATGACAGTTCTGTAACGCCTCCTGCAGCGGTTCTAAATATTCCGGTTGCAGATAAGACATTAATATCTTTTTGGCGGATTCCAAGCCGATTGCGTCCAATTGTAAATTCCATAAAGATGGGTACGCATGTGAAATGTGAATACCGTCTATCAATCCGGCAGCTGCAATGCGGTCACAGCAGGGCTTTGCGTACAATTTCATTCCTGCCTTCGTTAAAAGCTTCTGCACATCAAAATATATATCCTCCGCATATCTCCCGTCTTTAATATGCTTTATTAGCAAATCCTTTGTTTCCTTATCCATAGTTCTGTTCCTCCTCAAAAATGTTATCTGTTCCCTGATCCATCTCGCCGACCTCTCCCGTTGGATACTTCTCGATGAACCGTTCCAAATCGGTTCCCCTAATCTTCATGGCCCCCAGACGGAGCGCCGGGAGCTGTCCCTTTCGCACAAGGTCATACACGGAATCCGTATTAACCTTCAGGACCTTGGAAGCTTCTTTTACTGTGTATAATGGTTTGTACGGCTCTACCATTGCATATCTCTCCTTTTAAAAAACAAATTAAATATTTAGTTTGTATTCATCTAGTTTCTTCCGCAGGTTCTTATTGTAAATACGCACTAATTCTCTGGCATAACGCTTGTCTCCCCCTCGCGTTCCAGCTTTACCCTGCTGTAAAATTACAGCAACCGGAACTTTAGAAAACTGAGTAACTGCCTTTTTCTTATCAAATTCATCTCCATAGATAGAGAAGAAATAGTACATTCCGTTCAGCATCTCTTTACTGAGCCGCTCCGGAGAATCCGGCCATGCCTTCAAAATTGTCTGCATCATATCTATAAACTCTCGCTGACTCAGGTTCAGGAAAATCTTATAAATTGTCGAATATGCTACGATTTTGCATTGCCCCTGATGATCGGTAAAGTCCAGTCTCACCCCGAGACCTTCCAGAGTATCATGCAGGCGGGTTACGTTGGGATCACCGGATAAATACAATGCCCTCAGTCGTAAGTTGACTTTCACCTTACTGGATGTCCCAGTCTGTGTAGCGAACAGGAACGCTTCATCTTCCTGTGTAAGACCGGTGTACACCATGCAGGGAACCACCAAATCGACACCACCATTTCGCTCTTTCAACGCTGTCAGTGTATGCTGACCATCGAACACCCAATATTTCTCATCCCTGAAGGAAACTTTGATAGGATTTGCAATAGCCGGGTTGAATTCCTGAACAATCTTTTTTACGCGATTCTTGTCAATTGGTCTCTGATAGGCAGGATCCGTCAGTATCTGGTTACTAGGCAATTGCATATATCTTGGCTTCATGTTATAATCTCTCATATGAATATTTTCCTTTCCATTCATTGATGGTCGTTACTGCTTCCGACAGTACGGCCATTATTTTTTCGTTATTTTCTTTGTCTTTCAATAAATCAATATGTCTCTGAAGAATATTTTCTAACGACCACAAAGGCGTCTCTAAATTACATCTCAATTCTTCGATTGCGTCATCTATCGTCGTTATCACTACTCGATCCGGATTCTGCAAATCTGCAATTGATTTATCCATGCGAGCTTTCTCCTCTTTAGTTAACGGCTCCCTTTTTAATCTAATGCCTGCTAATTCTGCTTGCAGGGAATCCGATGCGATCCGTCTTAAGTGTTCCGGGCTTTCAGTTGGCTTTGTATCATTGGAGGAATTAACCCTCTCTGCTTCCTGCTCGACATGCTCTACCGTAGGCTTTTCTGCTTTTGCTTTAGCGGATTTTATTTTCCCTGTCACCTCCTGATAAATTGCATTTACGCTGTTTCCTTTTCCTCCCTTCCTTGCCCGCTCAATCTGCTCAGGAGTCCCTTTTTCATGGATTTTTTCAACTTTAGAAATTGTATTAGAAGAAACCCCGGCAATCTTTGCCAACTCTTCACGAGTATCAACCGGTTTCGGAGATTTCGCCGGAACCGCTCCACCTGCCTTCTCTTGATTCTCTTTTGCTTTCTTCTGAATGGCTGGTTTTAATTTCATTGCCAGTTCACACCTCTGAGCCAGACTTAAGTTCCGCCGTCCAAACTGATTCCGGATAATCCATTCAGCAGCCTCATCTCTGTCGACAAATTCCTTTTCCTCGGTTTTAAATGGAATGTCATTCTCATTACAGATCTTGTAACGGTTGTGCCCGTCCACGATAGTTCCCCGCCAGATCACCAGTGCATCCCTGCATCCTTCGGCTTTGATGTTCTCTTCCAGTTGCTTAAACTCCTCGTCTGACAATGGAGGAATCAGGGACTTAAGTACCGGATCGATTATTAAATCGTTCATAATTTCTCCCCTGCTTTTACGTCGGTAATTCCATGCTTAATTGCCATATCTTTTATTACGGATAGGTACCCCTCTATCAGTTTTGGATCATCTGCAATTACATCGAGCAGGTTTAATTTATCCAGCTTAGATTTAGTAACATTGTTAAGGGCCAGTGTTTTCTTTTTATTAGTTAAGCGAATGTTTAACGCCACATGCATCCGTTCCTCTAATATGCGATAGGATTCTTCCCGGATGAGCTTAATGTTCTCATATCCTCCTGCTTTCAAAGCCATTTTATTTATGAGGGCGCCCGTGTTTTTTCTCCATGCATTCGGGCGAAGTGAGACCACTTCCTTAATCGCATCGATCCGATCATCTAACTGTTCTAGTTTCTCAGCCTGCCTCTGCTGTTCTTCTTTTTGTCGTTTCTGCTCTAATTCCTGCATTGAAATATTTCTGACAAGCAGATTCATAAGCTGTGTGTCCGGATCCAGATCATTCATATTGAAAGACGACTGTGGGTTAAAATAAGCTTCCTCCAGATTCTCGAACTGCTCCCAGGCTCTCTCTGTATCCAAAATCTTACAATGACGATTAGCTCCACGATGAGTCCAGAGATAAAGCTGATTTACATTCGGCTTCACAAAGTCACTATCAGTGACTTCGCGCTTAAACTCTCTCAATTCTTCTCCCTTTAAGAGAAAGTAATGTTTCTTTTCTTCAAACCTGTCCTGATTCCTGTTAAAATTATTCTGCACGTTATTGGTATCTGTTTCATAAACTTCTGCCAATTGTGCCGTGGTGATAACCTTCTGGCCTTTCCACTGAATTTCTACTACATCGTGGTTACCTACTTTTACGATCTCGTTCATGCGTCCTCCTCTTTTACTTCTTCAAAAAGTTCTTCAATCGGGATATCTACTTTTAGTAACTTTTTTATCTTTATCGCTTCTGGAAAAGTAAAATCTGAATTCCCAGAAAGTTTCAAAGATAGCGTCCCTAATGTAATTCCCATTTGACGTGCCATTTTTGTTCTGGTCATACGTGCCCTAGCCATCTCCGCCTCTACATTCGGATACATTTTTTCGCCTCCTTATTTACGAATTTTCGTTAGTTTCATTTTAAATTATATACGAATTTTCGTTTATGTCAATGGTTTTTTTGAATTTTCGTTTATTTATTTGGCTTTAGTTCTCAGAATTAACGATTTTTCAAAAATCATTATTGATTTTTATTGATATAAATGGTATTATATTATTAGTTTTAAATGCGGAGGTGTAAAATGGATGTGTTAGAACAAAAACTAAAAGACTATATATTATCTCGATATAAAAGCATAAGAGAATTCGCCCTTAATATTGAAATGCCTTATTCGACTATCGACACAATACTAAAACGTGGCATCAATAAAGCAAGTGTAGGAAATATACTAAAAATCTGTCAATCTTTAGGAATCAGCGCTGATGCGTTGGCCGATGGCGAAATAACAGAAACTGACAAAGAACGTGATTTAATTCATGAACCCACTTTTAGGAATAAATTGTGCACAGTGAGCTCAACTCTCCATATACCATTTGACGCGTTTGAAGATTTCTTCACCCGCAACACAAAATATAGTCTTCATTATTTAAGAAAACTAGACACTAACGAATTGATTGATTTTTTTAGTAGTGTATTTCAAGAGGATAAGTCCTCAGTCGCCATTCCTTCTTCCGTCGGTAATAACGAGCGCGAAATAAGCCATGACCTCGATAAACTTATTGAAGAAATTAAAAACGATAAAGAGGGACCTTTATATTATAAAGGAGAACCTCTTGATGAAAAGCACCTTGAACTGTTGTCCAATGCTCTTGAATTAGCTCTTAATGAGGTGAAAAAACGTAACAGGGTAGTCCCTTTTACGAAAGAATATTTTGAACCACAGGCCGCTCACGAGCGTACCGACATAGAAGTAACCGACGAAATGCGAAAGACCGATGACGACATCATGGATGACGATGATTTTTGGAAATAGAGGCTATTATATGACTTATGATGAATTACTAATTGAAGCTGATGATACTGGTCTGATTGTAAAGGAAGCGCCGCTCTGTTCCAGTGACGGTCGATGCAAAGGAAACAGAATTGCCATTCGTAAAGATATAGCCACCTCAACGAGAAAAGCCGATGTACTAGCGGAAGAATTAGGACACTATCATACTACCGTGGGGGATATTATCGAAATGCAAGGCATTGAAGATGAAAAGCAGGAACGCGCCGCCCGTCTATGGGCTTACAATAAACAAATCGGCCTATCTGCTATCGTGGCAGCGTTTAAGGCCCACTGCTCTGACCGATTTGAAATAGCAGAGTTTTTAAATGTATCCGAAGACTTCTTGCAAGAAGCGCTGGAATGTTACAGACAAATCTACGGAACCGGAACAATGGTGGATAACTATTATATCCGTTTCGAGCCTAATTTACAAATCTTAAGCTATCACATTGTAGAATAAACTAAAAATATGTAGATATAAAATATGATTGAATTAAGATTAAAATAGCCTTTGGCTTTTTAATAAAAATCAAAAGAAAAGAGGAGATGGGTATGAGTTATCTAAAAAGCAATGAAGTATTGCGCTTTCATAAATCACAAGCCCTGCAAAAACTTGACGCATATTTAGAAAATCTTATCTCTGCTGAAGATTTAAAGAAAAAAGGTAAGATGGACAAGCTTTGTTACTGGTTAGAAGACTGGACTACTTTTCTTGCCTTTGAAAGTCAATTTTCTCCTATGAGTTTAAGACGGTATAAACGGGGAGAAATCATAAAAGTACATTTAGGATTCAATGTGGGAAGCGAGGAAGGTGGATTACACTATGCTGTTGTTTTAGATAGGGATAACGCAAAATCCTCTCCGGTTGTTTCTATAGTCCCCCTAACATCAGTAAAGCCTCTTACCGATTTATCAAAATTAAAAAGAGGCAGTGTATTCTTAGGCAATGAACTTTTTACTAACCTAAGCGCAAAGATATCCTCAACTAACAAACATCTAATAGACGAATTAGCTTTATTACAGCAAATTGTTAATCAGATGAATATTGGCGCCCATCAAGACGAACGAGCTGAGGTGGAAAAGAGAATCCAGCATTGTCAAGATGAATTAGATTTTCTTAATAGGATGCGGACAGAAATATTTAAAATGAAGCAGGGTAGCATTGCCTTAGTAAACCAGATTTCCACTATCAGTAAAATACGCATCTATGACCCTAAAACGGACCATGATATTTTGAGCGGAATAAAGCTTTCTAATGAAAAATTAGACATGCTAGATAAAGAAATAATCAAAAGATTTACAAATATGTAGTATTATTTTCTTGACAATCGAATATAATAAGGGTACAATGAATACGAAAACAAAGCCGTTTACCGGCCGTATAAAAGACAATGTTTTCAGTCAACTGAAAACCGTATTCATTAAGACCCTGCAGAAATGTGGGGTCTTTTACGTTACACACCAAAATCAAAAATAAATAGTAAGTAAAAAGCCCCAGCGCGCCAACACCAGAGCTTTTCACATAGATGCAACCAATCAACCCAAAGGGAAGAAGGTATACACCCCACATTCACAATAAGTATACCATCTTTCCTTTATTCAGTGAACCCCGAAACAGGCGTTCGAGTTGCGATATCGCAACAAATTAAGAAAGGAAGGATATTATGGCACAAGTAACAGCACGAAAACGCGGCAAGTTCTGGGAATACGGCTTCGAGGGCGCTAAGATCGAAGGCAAGCGCACCCGCATCACCCAGGGTGGATTCCGCACAAAGGCCGATGCCATGAAAGCCGGCACCCGGGCCATGACGGAATACAACAATGCAGGTCAGCGATTCGTACCATCTGAAATAAGTTTTTCAGATTATCTTGATTACTGGTATGAGCAACACGTTATGGTAAATGGAGCTAAGAACACAAAATCCAGTTATAAAAATACAATTGAGAAGCATATAAGGCCGGCTCTGGGCAAATATCGTCTCAAGTCTCTGAACAGTGACATATTACAGGATTTTATCAATAATCTGAAGAAGGCTGGCCTTTCGAAGAACACTGTGAAACAAATCAAATCCTGCACTTCTAGCGCGCTGAGTTATGCTGTATCGCCATGCCGATATATCTTGGCCTCACCCATGTTAGGAGTCCGTCTTCCAGCATACAAAAAAGAGCCTAAGAAAGAATACACTTTGACGTCAGATGATTTCCAAAAAATCCTCTCAGAATTTCCTCCAGGCTCCAATTTTTACGTTCCCTTTATGATAGGTTATTACACAGGAGTCCGTTTAAACGAATGTTTTGCTTTAACTTGGCAGGATATTGATTTAAAGAATCGGACCATAACAATTCACGATCAGCTTTCTTACGAGGATAAAAAATGGGGATTCGCGCCACTAAAAACCACAACTTCTTACCGCACTATTTCCTTTGGAGAAAAATTATACTTAGCTTTAAAACAAGAGAGAAAGCGCCAGGTAGAAAATAGATTAAGGTATGGAGAGTATTACTTTAAAAACTATATGACGGACGATGACGTTATTATTTTTACTCAGGAACATTTAAATTTCAAAGAATTGGATTTCGTCTGCAGACTAGAAAACGGGAAGCTCTATACATCCCAAAGTATGAAAAATGCGATTAAAAAAATCCATAATAAGCTGGGTATAAAAGAATTTCATTATCATTCACTTCGTCATACTCATGCCACGATCTTGGCCTCACATGTCTCGAATCCGGCCATCGTACAGAAACGCCTGGGACACGCGGAGATTGAAACTACATTGAAATACTACGTTTTTGATACAGAGGGTGGTGATAAATATGCCGTTGCTGTTTTTGAAGAATATGCGTGACTTGTCTACGTGCTTAAAAAAGCGTAGACAAATGGTAGACAAAAGGCACTGCCACAACCTCAACAGTGCCCGAATCCCTTGTAAATACGTTATCTCCCGTTCAAATACTCCATAATCCCCATATGTATCGTCCAGGCCAGCCGGTCCTGGT